GCGGTGGGTTTATGTTCTGCTAAACAGACGGGAAAGGGCGGACTTAATGGAGTTGAAAAAGCTACCGCGAGTGGGTTCTGCGTTTTTCACTTCGGGTTCTGGGGTCACAGGAAGCTCAACGGGCAGCGTAACAGGTTCAGGTTGCGAAACCGTGACTGTCTTTTGCTTGGGTACAGCACGCTTCACCGGCGCTACTCTAGCGGGTGTCTTGCTGGGGGTTTTCTTTGTTGTAGCCATACAACATCCTATTACTTATCCTGCTTGGAGTCAAGCTTGTCAAAGATTTGGCGCAGGATGTCTTTGATCTCTTTGATGTCGGCTTTGTAGTCATCCTTCTGGACATAGTCTCTGAGGATTTGCTCACGCATAGACGCCACATCGTCCTCCAGTTTCTGGATTTTTCGTGTGGTCTGGTTGAAGACGTACACAGCCAAGAACGCGGCAATGGCCACGACGAAGTTAAAGATTTGTTGGTTGTCCATGGTTTGCTCTTAGAAAATAATTTCAGCGCTTAATTCAATATTAGTTGCGGTTGCCAGAATGTTAGAACCGCCGCTATCAGAAGCAATCTGTACAGTGTAGATAAAGCCACCCATTCCGTTTCCTGTTCTTTGAACACCAAAAAGTGGATTACTTGATATCTGATGCCAGACGCCTTTGGCAGAGCCGTATTGAGTCGCACCGCCGAAACCACCGGTGCCATAACTGCTGGTTTGGGTAAATCTAACCCAATAGCTTGAACCAATTCCAGTTGTGGGGGGTGATGCCCAACTCGTATAGTCACCTATACCAAAATTGCTCGTGCTGGAATCTATGCTTCCGTCAGAAACAATAATATATTCAGCATAGGCGGTATCACCCGGGTATGCTGTCCCGTAAACCCCCGCCAAACCTGCCAAAGAAATTGTGATAGCAGACTTACCGCGACCATCGCTCATGCTGATTTGAGTTCCACTACCGGCTCTACCAAACAAAGACCGCACCGCCGAATCATTCATATTGATGTTGGCAGTCGCGCTCCTCCCCAACTCAGTGTTGACCTGAGACAACGATATGGAATTCGGGGAGGCTGGTAGCGTCATGGATTAAGCGGCAGGCGATGTGGGCGCTGGTGGGCTAGTAGCTTCTGGGGCCCAAGGCATGGGGGTGTCAACTGTTGCGTTGACTTTTTCGTCAATCTGCTTTGCAATCATGCCGTTGACATGCTCTTCATAGCTACCGGTCACTACAGCTTGAATCCAGCCGAGAACGATCTCTTCGGTCAACTCTGCAAGGGGGATGAATGTAGAGCCTTCAGGCATCGTCGTTGTTGTAAATGGTGTAGCACCACTGAACGTGCCAGTGTTACCAGCTGCATCGGTACCAACTTTTTCCCAGTAGGTTTGGACAACAGCATTGGCATTGCTGCCTTCTGTGCGGGTTTTCAAGCTTTTAACGGCCCATGTGTATGTGATTGACATAGTTAATCTCCAATGAGTTTAGTGATGAGGGATTCTAGTTGAGCTACGCGGTTTCGTAAATCAACAACTTCTTTTGCCAATTCTACGGCGGAAGCTAAGGCCGCATTGCCGTATGAAACAGACAGGGTTTGCATCTCGTCCTTAGCCGTCATAATTGCCTGTGGAAGCAACTCTTGGAACGACTGGGCTGAGACACCGACTTGGGTTACGTCTTCTTGGTCTACACGATCGTAGATACCGACCTTAACCTTAGCCAAACGGGTAACGTAGTCCTCTGGCATGTCACGCCAGTTGGTTTTTAGGCGCTCGTCAGAGTAGGCTGTGATATTGGCTGAAGCGACGATGGAGTTCGAAATCGCACAACGGAAGCCACCATTGTTGATGATAAGCAAACCGTGGTCGGTCAAGTTACCAGCAGCGCCGCCTGCGTTGGGGTGTGACCAAGCCATACCATACAAGTTTCCGGTGGTTGTACCATCCGCAGGTAGTTTGTAGGAATTACCCATAGCAAACACACCTTGGTAACGGTATGAGTCGTAAACACCTACAACAGAATGACCGTAGTTGTTGTCTATATACAACCAATCGTTGGTACGAACAGTACTGATTCGATTAAGAACAGATGTGCTGTGAGGGTCTAAATAGTAGCTTGTGTCGTTGGAGTCGTAGAAAATCGGTGCTCTCCAAGAGCCTTCTGCTTGACCATATCCACCCGCATTTAGATACGCATTACCAGAAACAATTAACGGCCAAGAAGCGTTTACACCTTGATTTACACCAATGCGGTTGGCATAAATATCTGCCATGCGGGCCGTACCATTTGGGTTTACATAGTATCCAGTGTCGTCGGAGTCGTAAAAGACTGGCGCGCGAAGACTGCTACCAGCTTGCAGACTGTTGTTTACGTAGACGTTCCCACCACCAAGCGCATCACTGCCGTTGTTAACGGACATGACCTGCGAAGACATGTCGTAGTCAGTATAGAAGCGAACACCCTGATAGCTTGAGTTAGCGCCAATTTGAATACCCGTATGAAACGCTATACGCAAATCTGGATATGGGCTAGTCCAAGCACCGGATTGGCGATATATTGCGTAGGCGGCGGAAAGACCGCTATCAAAATACAACCCACATGTGTTATCGGTTGAAACAGCGCCGTTATATTGGAAATAGTTGGCCCCCATTCTGTTCGTAATTGAAATATTTGCAGGGTCTACATAGTAACTTGTGTCGTTGCTGTCGTAAAAAATTGGCGCACGAAGCGACCCTGATGCCTGTGCAAGGTTTCCAAAATACACATTGCCTTCGGACAACTGCAAGATGTTAGCGTGGTAGCTTGTATTGGCGCTAGTGGGCGTAATAAACGTAACACCGTTGCGGAACATAACTTCGCCGCCGTTACCATTAAACGAACCGCTTGCGTTACCAATCGGATCAACGTTAATGCATGGTGTGATGCTTCCGCTTGTAGCGCCGTAAATTACTGTGCCGTAGCCGGTCGAGTAACCAAAATAGCTCCCCCGGGCAGCGTTTACAAAACCAAGAGCGCCGGTGTACACACTAACGCCGTTTAGGCGTGAAGTACCATTAGGGTCTACATAAAAACCAGTGTCATTGCTATCGTAGAAAATTGGCGACCGCATTGAACCGTACGCTTCAGAACCTGCATTGCTGCCTCTGATAACAAAGTTTCGTGTGCCACTTAAACCACCATCTTTAAATACAATATCTTCACCGCCAGAAGTAGCGATTTGAAAATGGTTGTCATCGGTGTCCGTTACATTTATGTAGCCGCGTAAAGAACCGGCGGCTGTGTAGAATTGAATACTACTGCCTGCTTTAATATCAATACCATTTAAAACAGAAGTGCTGTTTGGGTTTAAGTAAAAACTTGTATCGTTGCTGTCATAGAAGATTGGTGCACGCCAAGAACCACTTGCCTGAGCCCATCCATCAGCGTGGAGTAAAAACGGTTCAGCACCAGTTGACTTTCTAAAAATCCAGTACCCGTCAGCCATATTCTGGAAGTACATATGGGCAGAATGCCACTGAATTTTGTTGTGTTCGCCAGTCCAGTTAACGTGGTCACCCCTAATAGCTCCAGCAATACGTAAAGCTACACCTGTTGAATTTGGGTCTACGTAATACGTTGTGTCGTCGCTGTCATAAAAAATTGACGACCTTACAGAACCACTATAGACATAACCGCCGGTACTTCCAGCTTGTGCCATTAACACAAGTGGATGATTAGACATCATTCCAATTTTTCCAACACCATTACCAGTGTGTGAAAACATGGTAGTGATAATTCCATCATTGGCACAGCGAACATCAAGTCTTGCATGAGGGCCACCGCCTACGTTTAGGCGAGAACCCCATCCGCCATCGTCCGAACCGTAGCTATTGCCAATACCAACAAACCCTGCAAAAGAACCTGACGTAGCAGAAGCGGGGTCTGTGTAATACGCAGTATTGTTACTGTCGTAGAAAACTGGGGCGGAGACGGAGGCCTCAGCAGTAACAGAATAAAATCTGTTGGTTGGGTTAATAGTCCCGCCGATTGTGCCAAATGATGTGGCTAAAGAAATGTCCCAGTTATCGTCTATGACAGAAGCGCTAGCATTTGCATAGCCCCCCATAAAGTCAGTTACTGCAATTACTGGATGATTCCAAGTACCGCTGGTTTCGCCAATCCAGACGCAGTCATAAGAGCCGTCATTTCCCAGTCGGACAGTTCTTGAAGCGGCGTTGTTACTACCAAAAAACGAAGCGGCGATTTGGTAAGCACCTGCTGAGTATGAGTAGTTTCCGATCTGATACTCAGAGATACTGTTCCCACTGTAATCGTAAATCTTTACAGTCATCATCCACATCATGTCGTTAGCGCGGAAAGGCAAACGAATCTTGAACGCACCCGTGACTGTGTTGTTATAAGAAGCGGACGCCCCTTTCGGTATTGCCCTAACAACATTACGATCAGTCGTAGTGCCGGTAACGACTACGCTCTGCGCATGCACCAAGTTTAAATTTGAAGTGTTGTTTGAATCTACGTAGTAGCTTGTGTTGTCACTATCATAGTAAACTGGAGCTCGCATATCCCCGGTAGCTAACACCCGACCATAATCAGAGTCCAAAAATACTCTGGTGTTCCCATTGGAGGCAACATACAAACCCCAAGCAGAACCACCTGTGTAACCTGCAGCTCCACCCGCAACACTGGCGTATGTGAAACCAATACCATACATGTTGTTTAGACCGGAGGACGTTGGGTAGTACGATCCGCCAATGGTGTAAATCGCTCCTGATGTAGCTGTTGTCTCAGACGATGCGTAGTTACCACTTAAGTAGCCCGTGCCTGCGCTTCTACGAACAATGGCTCCGTTCATACTGATGTTGCCTGCGAACACCGCTGAAGTCGAAGTATTGTTTGGGTCTACATAGAAAGTCGTGTCGTTGCTGTCGTAGAAAATCGGTGCGCGAACATCAGTAGCAACAGTCATACTGCCGCTAGTGTTTAGAGTTGTTCTTAATCCGGCATTACCTGCTGGTACAAATTCAATTGGGCCGGGGTCATTCCAAAGATACAAACTTTGGTTGGTCACGCCGTTGGCGGTGGCTCTGTTTTTAATTAGATACCCATTACCAGCACCAGATGCACTCAACTGAAGATACGCGTAACTACCACCGGCGTCAGTGTTTGTTATGTGTTGCCATACAGCAGAAGCCGCTCCAGTTTGGGTATTTCCATTTGAATTTGAAACCCAAGAGCCAATGTTTGAGCTACTAGCTGGATTTACGTAATATCCCGTATTGTCTGAATCGTAGAAAATTGGTGCGCGAACATCTACACTATTGGTTGCAGACGAACCAGAAGGCATAGCGTAGCTGGTGTAGTTAGTTTCATCGAGTAAAATTTTCCAAGACGTCCACACATTGCCTGCTTGATTCACAGATCGAACGCGAAGACTTGTCCCGCCGTAATTAGTCCCGTGACCCATATAAAGCTGAAAGTTACCGCCGGGGTCAGACGGTATTCTTCCCATAACACTTAACACAACACCATATTGTGGCCACCCTTCAGCAGCGGAAACAAATGAGGTCTCTATTCCAGAGTTGTAGCCAGTTGGCAGGGTTGCGTTGTTCCATTGATAATTAGGAACTCTGTCAATCCACTTAGAATACCCAGTAACGTTGATCCCCCAAGTACCGCTTGCACCTGTACCAGTCAGCGTTGGGCTGTAAGAGTTGTAGTTGCCTGCGTGCAGGACTTGATTGCCCGCTTGTGTGATAGCGCCAGCTGAGTTAAAGCCACCGTTGGCCTTGAACGTGAACATCTGAAGAAAAGAGCCAGCGGCATCCACAGCCCCAGCGGAGGTCATGTTGAACCTATACAGATGCAGTTCAGATTCGGATGATGTGTCTCGAGCCGAAATGTGCCAGCCGCTCTCTACGCCGCCAACTGTGTGACGAAGGTCGATCTCCGCAGGTGTGTTGGCTTTTGATCTAATTTTGATTGCCGCACGATCTGTCGAACGCCATCCAGTCGGCGTGACGAGAATCTCCCCATCAGACGTGTTCAGAGTCACATTTCCAGTTACCGTACCGCCGCTCAAAGGCAAATAAGTACTAGCCGCTGACGCAGAAGTCAGATAGCCTGACAAGGCAGAGCTCGTGATGTACCCGCTTGGATTGCTGTTGTTGTACGGTGTGAAGCCCAAAGCTGTAGTCACCATACCGGATGTGATGCCGGTGATGTAGCCTGATGGGTTGCTGCTGTTATAAGGTGTGTAACCCAGAGCCGTTGTGACTTGCGTCGATGTGATGCCGGTCAGGTAGCCGTTAGGGTTTGTGCTGTTATAGGGTGTGAAGCCCAACGCGGTTGTAACGTCAGCAGACGACAAAGTGATCGCGCCTGTGCGGGTGTTGAAACTAGTCACACCACCAACGATGTTAATCACACCAGTAGCTGAGTCGTAGGAACCTGCGCCAGTAACAGAGATTGCGCCACGAGCGCCAGCCGCTGTGACATAACCACTGGGGTTTGTTGCGTTGTAGGGTGTGAAACCCAGCGCTGTTGTAACCATCCCAGACGTAATGCCTGAGATGTAGCCGCTAGGGTTCGTTGCGTTATAGGGTGTGAAGCCCAACGCAGTTGTAACGTTACCGCTTGTCAGCGCTTGCCATGATGTAGCCGTGCCGTCAGTCTGCAGGAACTTACCAGCGTTGCTTGTCTGTGAAGGCAAGAAGCTGGCTTTAACTGCTGCGGTCAAAGAGCCGCGAACAGTGTCAACGCTCAAATATTGCGGATGGTCGTCGTCAGACAAACCAGACAAGTTACCGTGGTCAGTAACAATAGAAGCAGCAGTGCCTGCCGCTACAATAGAGCGGATGTCTGTAATAGACACGAGGCTTGCGTGGACTGCGTTGGTGCAGCTATCAGCGCACTGGAAAATCAGTTTGTATAGCGGACGGAACTCAACCGATGGGAAACCGGGGAGCTGTAGTGCTGTGAAATCAACTGCTTCTGCAGCGCTCTGCAAATCACTCTCAGCTTGGCCGATGATGGCAATGACTGGGTAAGTCAGGTTGTTGGTCGCCAGAATCCAACTGGTTGCGTACTTGTTGTTTGCAACATCAGCTGTTGACCAGACGCCGCCCGAAAAGGCGTTGTACTGCGGACGTGCTGTACCTTGCTTGAGTGGGTAGTCAGTAGGCGAGTCAATCACCCATGCAGTGCCTGACAAATACAGAACTGGAATGCGAGCTGGGCTTGTGAGGTCTTGTTCCCACGTACCGGCTGTCGGTGTGTTCGTCGCAGTGACGATGATCTTCATGTCTTCGTCGAAGAACGTACCGCCTTCGAGAGTCAACTGCGCGTGTGAGTTTGAACTGCCGTTACCGCCTAGGACGTAGCCGCTTGCGCTGAAACCACTGGCCAAAGCCGCGCCGCGTGTGCGGTGCAGGTACTCATGAGTCTGCCAATCCAGAACGACGCCATGGCGCTCGTCACCGAAGTAAGGAGCCGTACCAGTTGTAGCGTTCCAGTAGATGTAGGCCGTCGGAGCTTCTTCAGCGAATGTGAAGTACCCAGACTTGGCAGCTAGCGTACCAGTAGAGTCGAAGTAAATCGAGTACATCCCCGTTGTGTTGGGGATCGTTACAGTACGCGCTGAGCTGACGACAACCTTTTTACCCTTGCACCAGACAGTAAAACTACTGGCGGTTGGCGCGATTGTGAATGTGCGCGTTGAAGCGTTAAAGCTTATGGTCGATGTTGTCCTATCCTCGTGGCCCATTGGTTCGCCGGTAACACCGGAGACTTCCGCAAGGTTCGTGAAGTTAGCGTCGACTTCTGCGTTTGTAAGAGGCGAGCCCTTACCTAGCCGCGTGACTATATCAACCATACACCACTACTCCTTATTAGCTGACTGTGATCGCCCAAGTGATGCTCATCGCATCGTCAGCACCTTTATTAACCACAGCGAAAACAGTGCGGCACAACATTGTGCCAGCAGAAGCGTCGTTGAAAACACCGGCTTCAACAACAGCGCCTGTACCAGTGCCGGGAGGGAAAGTCGCAACATAAGTCACAACAGCGCCCGAAGAACTCGAAGAGTTCAAAGCAACGCGGCCCAAGGAAGCACCTAAAGTAGTGTCAGCCGTAGAAGCTGCGGTACTGCTAGAACCGACCGCCATGTGGCTCATTGTCGTTGGCGTACCGACAATACGCGAAGCGATGAAAGTTTTACCAGTTGCCACAACAAGGTTTTTAATCTCGCGGCGGTCTTTGATCTGGCCGTCTGCACCTGTGATTTCGACGACTACGTCGCCAGTGATTTTGAGTTGGTCGTTTAGCATGAAAGCTCCTATGAAAATGTGCGGGATACACCGACGTAGTCTTCTGCGAAGTATGACAGATCGCAGTAGTTTTGGGAAGACAAAATACCTGAGCTACCCAAAGATACTGAATCCGCCTTGTTTGCATTCCACGCACGGCTGGAAGAATCATTGACGAACGTTACGTTTGTAACATACTTAACAGTCTGATACGTGATACCGTCTGCCAAATCAGCGGCGTCATTCATTGCAAAACCATCGTTAATGACGCGGCCAATTATTGTATTATGGACGTCCGTGGTAGTGACAAAATGCGCCAAAGCCTTGTCAGCACTCATAACCGTCGAGTCAACGTGACTAAAAGTGTCTGTCAACCGACTGTTTACAACTTTAACTAAGCTATGCAAAAACGAAAAAGAATCAGTATTGGCTTTCGTTAGGTGCGTAGTCGCAAAATCTGTACTGCCAAAAGAACTCGCTAGTGGGCGAGTAAACGCATACGAGGTAGCGTCGGTGGTTGTAAAGGTGTTTGCGCGAGCCTTACTAATGTTTTTTAGCGCAGCATCGGTCTGGCTAAAACTGTCAGACAACCCTTTATTTGGAACTTTTAATACGCCATCGGAAGTAGCAACAGAGTCAAAATTACCTTTGTCTAAGGCAGTAGTTGTGAAATCAATGCTGCCAAAAGAGCTAGAAAGGCGTTTTTGAGAGGCTAACGCCGTGGCGTCCGTCGTACCAAACGTATGAGCGAGTGGGCGAGCAAAGGTATAACTCAGCGCCTCAACAGGTTCCGTTGTGTCCGTAAATCGACGAATGTATTCCAGTGTGCGAATGATGAAGTCTGGAACCGAGACCTCGTCGTGTTTTACCAAATCGCTGGATTTGGACACGATGTAGTCATCTTGCCCGAACGTATCATTAAGGGTTTTCCCTACTACGCGGAACGTAGCGTCCGTAACAAAGATTTCTTCGGGGAAATACTGAAAGCGGCCAGACGTATCAAGATACGCCCCAGACGCCATAAAAATGTAGTTCAAATTCGCAACAGGCACAACCGCAGTAACAACTGCGTTGGCTATGGATACGGAACTTGCTGCGGCTAAAAGGGCAGCCGAAGTCTCGGCTACCGGCGCTACGATGACGACGCTTGCCCTTGCTCTCGTAACAGCTGTCTCAGCCGTAAGAGCAGTTCTGACAACCGTCACGCCCATTAGAAGTCCTCGCGCAGCTTAAACTTCAACAAGTCGTAAACGGTCTGGACTGTGGTGTCGGCAAAAGTAATCTGAATCTCGCCTTCATAGTCACCAGCCTCACCCAACAACATAGCAGGAGCGGAGGCGGGGTAGAAAGCCACTTGGCCATTAGGGCCATCAGTAACGGAGCCAGTAACTGTAGCGGTTAAGTCGGTTGCACCGACTGCACGAAATTTAAGCAGCACAGTCGCGCCTGTGAGCGCAATAGCGTTACCGGTGATCTCATCAGTAATATTGCAGACCAAGGCTGGCTTGGTATCCCCTTGAACCAGTTTAATTTTCTCGGCCATGGTTTACCTCAGACTTTAGGCGCAACGCCTGTTGTACCGGCCATTTCAGTGGTCAAAGCAGCTTGGAAAGCACCGTAGTGAGCCTGTGCACGCTGAGCGTTACCAGCGTACTCGCTGTCCTTGGTGTAGGCGCGGTACAAGATGTAGTCGGCCAATACGTTGCCGTAGATGTCAGGCAAGCTGATATTACCTGTCACAGCGCTGTATACAGCCCCGTCAGCGGGTTCTGTGATGTCGGCTGGATAGGCAGAGTACACAATCTCAACGGAAGCGCCTGAAGCGGCTGCTGGAGGGTAGACGTAGAACACCTTGGGATCGCGAGGATCGTACATGTAATGCAGAATCTCAGTCAAACCAGTCAAGTTGTACCAGTTAGGGCTCTGTGTGTCCAAGATGTTGCGAACGGTCATGCGAACAGAACGCTTCGTGCCGCCTGTGTTGCGGATCACATCAATCAGCTTAGAGCCGTTAGTTGGGATTGCCTGCTTCGCTCCAGCAACAAGGGCTACAGTAGCGTTTGTCACCATGGAATCTGGGCGGTACAAGACCACTTCACGCTGGCCGTCGTTCAAATAACGAACAAGCTCAGCCACAGGCCAACGAACGGACGTGTTGTCCTGCATTGTCTCAACGACACGGCGGATGATTGATTGGGCTGCAATGGTCATGATTTACCTCAAGCAAAGGGGCGGGCACGAACTCGCATTGAACCGCGGATGGAGCCGTAGTTTCCATCAATGCGAGCACTATTGGTTTGTCTGGCTGCGGAGTCAAGCAAATACTTGGCCTGCGCAAAGTTTGTAAAGGGTTGATCGGGAATCTGCATCGCACGGGCGATGGCCAGCGAAGTGACAGCGTCAGACCACATGTTAAACAGATCATCATCCAACTGCGTAGCGGTCATCGCTGGACGCAAATTGACGTTTACCACGACGGGATATCTACCATCGGGTGGGGGTGACAGCTTAAGCGTCAGAACATTGTCTGTGCGGTCTGTGTAGAAGCCGCGAGGTTTAGCATTAGCTGTCGGCAAGTCGTTGCGGATCGCTTCGAACAAACCGGGGGAGAGTTCTTTACCATCAACGGCTACGCTCATCACGCGATCAATGTCGTGGTTTGCTGTAGGAGGGTCTAAGTCGTATTGAGAAATACCAACAACAGTCCTGAACGAGTCAAGATTTTGGCGCAGCGCGAGCGAACTTTCGCAGAAGTCAATGGCTGCGCTGACCAAAACTTGATCGACCAAGGGCTCCGAGCAGCCGGGTAGATACGGCAGAA